CCACGCGCTCGAGCGGCGAAATCGGTGACAGGCAATCCATGATCGCCTTCAGGTACGGCGCGCGGCTGGTGCGCCAGCGCCCCGGCTCGGCCGAGGCCTTGCTGGAGAGCATCCGGTGGCGATCCGACCATTCGGACACGGTCAGCAGCGGGTCGGGCGTGAGCCCTTCGCGCCAGGCGCGTTCGATCTCCTCGGCGCCTTCGTAGTCCATATCCATCAATCCACCCTCGGTCGCATCTCGCCCAGTTCCTGCAGTTGCTCGCGCACCGCCGCCTCCAAGGCGACGTGCAGCGTGTGCGCATCGACGCCGAGCCTAGCCGCCATCTGTGCCGAGATGCGCGCAGGCCAGTTCAGCCACGCATCGCGCTCGGCGCGCGCCAGTTTGAACACGTGGGCGATGGCCTGCGGCCGATCCACCAGCTCGCCCTTGAGGCGCGCCAGCCGCACCTTGTTGGTCTGCGCCTTGACCACCTCGTTGACCGTGCGCGCCTGCAGCAAGGACGTGCCGCCTGCCGCTGCCGGTGTGAATGGGGCAGCGGGGCCGTCACTGGTGGTGCCGCCGTCTTGCGGGGCGTCTACCTTGGCCGCACGGGTGGCCGTGCCCATGCGCGGTGCGTCGGTGTTGCGCGCCCATTCGCGGTCGGTGCGCTGGGCATCAAGCGTGCCGTCTGCCTCCGGCGTGATCCGCCCTGAGGCGATGGCCTTGCGCACCGCCGCATCGGACACCCCACGGTGGCGTGCGTAGGCGCGTATCGAAATGCCCATATTTCCCCTTCGGGGCACCTTTAATCATTTGCTTGTCATTTATGCGAAATGAGCTTGACTTCTGCTGCGTACAGCGCGTTCATCACGTCACCCCAGCAACCACTCCAAAGGAGCAGCACATGAACAACACGAGCGCCGACACCCTGGCCACCAAACTTGCCGAAGCGGCGTTGACGGTGCTGGTACGCACCTGCCGCCAAGAAGTCGCCACCGCAAGCCGCGACGACCTCGAAGCAGCCTGCGCCGCCATGCGCGCCAGGAGCCGCGCGGTCATGGAGCGATTGCTCGACGACGCCCGAGCCGCGCCCTCGGTAGCCGAAGCCGCTTTTCATGCGACTGCGCTCGATCTTGCGCAAGCTGGCATCAACGAATTGAGAAAAAGCTGACGCAAAGAGCCAGCCCAAGCAAGCACCCGCAACCAACTCAACCCAACCACCGGAGCAACACCATGTCCGCATCAAGCACCCGCATCACAGCCTCGCAGCATTCCGTGCTGTGCGTCGCCATCCAAAATACCAACGGCAAAATCGTCTGGTTCCCCGAGCACATCAAGGGCGGCGCGCGCCAGAAGGTGCTCGAGGGTCTGGCCAAGCGCGACTTGATCGTCTCGGACGGCGTCGACTGGTTTGTCGCCACCGCTGGCTACGAGGCCTTGGGCTGCGCCCAGCCGGCGCATGCTACCTTGGCAGCAGACCCGGAGATCGAAGCCGCCGTGACGGCTGCAGAGGCCGCCTGGACGCCAGCGGCGCAGGACGGCACCCAGCCCAAGCCGCGCCGCCCGAGCAAGCAGGCGCTGGTGATCGAGCTGCTGCAGCGCCCGCAAGGCGTCACCATCGCTCAGGTCTGCGCGGCCACTGGCTGGCTGGCGCACACGGTGCGCGGCAGTTTTGCCGGTGCCCTCAAGAAAAAGCTGGGCCTAAACATCGTCTCGGACAAGCAAGGCAGCGAGCGCACCTACCGCATCGCTTGAGTCGGCCCGCAAAAAGATTGCAAAAAAGATCGAAGTCGAGCAGAAAACGCTTGACTTCAATCGCCAGCAGAGCGTTCATAGAGGCATCGCAAACAAGCAACCACCGAAAGCAGCAAATGAACACCACCAGCCAAAACCCAGCCACACAAAACGAAGCCTGGGGCTTTTACGGCAGCATGGACGAGCAGGCACAGGCCGCTTGGCCGCTGGCCCTGAGCGCGATCTCGGGTGCCACAGGCCTGTCGCTCGATGCAGCACGCGCCTTCCTCGACAGCCGCCACGGACGCCACTTTGCCGACGACGTGCACATTGCCATGATCGGCGGCGCAAAACTGAACAGCGCGATTGCGCAGGCCACACAGCGCTGGATGGGCTGGTCAATTGGCAGCCAGACCAGCAAAGACTACGGCATCCCCAAGGGTCTGCCCTACCTGACTGGCTTTGTGGCTTTGTGCGAGATCAACGAAGAACTGGCAGCCTGATGAGAGCGCCCGCAGCTGAGCGCGAGCAGGCGCTGCGTTGGCTGATCGCCAACCGGCGTCCAGACGTCTGCATCGAGCAGGCTGCGCGCATGATGTGCACGATGCTGCCGCGCGATCTGGCCACGATGCAAGTCGTGCAGCGCATCGTCGAGGAAGAGAAAGCCAAGCAAACCGCAGCCAAGTTCAACTGGCGCACGCATCCAAGTCCGCTGTCTCACGGATAGCTTCAACTGGGTGGCCACCGCCACGCCGTAGCCCACCAGCACGTTGAGCACGGCCTCGAGCAGCGACATCCAGCGCGACTGCTTCACGGCGCATCCTCGGCATCGGTGTCAACCAAGGTGTCAACCGCATCAGCCTCCACCAGATCATCAAACAGCGCGCCATCGGCCTCGCGGCTGGCTTGCGCCCCGGCGTACTCCTGCCAGCGGCGCACAATCACATCAACGTACTTGGGATCGAGCTCGATCAGCCGCGCTTGGCGGCCCGACTTCTCGGCGGCGATCAGCGTCGTGCCCGAGCCACCAAAGGGGTCGAGCACCACGTCGCCGGGCAGGCTGGAGTTGCGCATGGCGCGCTCGACCAACTCCACCGGCTTCATCGTCGGGTGCAAGTCGTTCTTGTGCGGCTTCTTGATGTTCCAGACGTCGCTCTGGTTGCGGTCGCCGCACCAGTGGCGCTCAGCACCCTCGGGCCAGCCGTAGAGGATCGGCTCGTACTGGCGCTGGTAGTCCGAGCGCCCGAGCGTGAAGGTGTGCTTGGCCCAGATGATGAAGGTTGACCACTTGCCGCCGGCGGCGCGAAAGGCCGCCTGCAGCGCATCGAGCTCGCTCGAGGACATGGCCACGTAGATGCCGCCCTTGCAGTGCGCCACGGTGGGCGTGAGTGCTGCCAGCAGGAAGTCGTAGAAGCCTGCGCCCAAGTTGTCGTTGAGGATCGGGCGATCCTTGCCGCGCAGTTTGTCCTTGGCGCTGTTGGCGTAGTCCACGTTGTAGGGTGGATCGGTGAACACCATGTGCGCTTGGCCGCCGGCCATGAGCAGGGTGAAGCTGGCAGCGTCGGTGCTGTCGCCACACAGCAGCCGGTGCTTGCCCATGAGCCAGACGTCGCCGGGCTTGGACACTGGCGTCAGCGGCACCTCGGGTGCTTCGTCCTCGTCGCTTTGGCCCTCGTGGGTGACCTCCTCGCCGGCCATGAGCTCCAGCAGTTCGTCGGCGTCAAAGCCGGTGAGCGCCAGATCGAAGTTGGCGTCTTGCAGTTCGGCCAGCTCCACGCGCAGCAGCTCTTCGTCCCAGCCGGCGTTCTCGGCGATGCGGTTGTCGGCGATCACCAGCGCCCGGCGTTGGGTGGGCGTGAGGTGGTCGAGCACGACCACCGGCACGGTGGCCAAGCCCAGCTTGCGCGACGCTGCCAAGCGTCCGTGCCCAGCGATGATGATGCCGTCGCCGCCGGCAAGGATCGGGCTTGTAAAGCCAAATTCGGCAATCGATGCGGCGATCTGGGCGATCTGCGCATCGGAGTGGGTGCGCGCGTTGCGGATGTAGGGCAGCAGGCGCTCGATGGGCCAGTGCTCCAGTTTGTCAGCGAGCCAGGCTTGCATCAGGGTGCTCCAATCGCTCTTGCTCGAGCTCGTCAAAGGTCTGGCCGGTGGCGACGAGCGTCACCGGGATGTCGGGGTGGTGGTTCCGAAAGCGCTTGATGGCCACGTCCACGTACTGCGGCGCGATCTCGACGCTGCGGCCGATGCGTTTGGTGCGCTGTGCGGCCAGCAGCGTGGTGCCGCTGCCGTTGAAGGGCTCGAACACGGTCTGGCCTTCGTCGGTGTAGCTCAGCAAGATGTGCTCGGGCAGCGCCACCGGGAACACGGCTGGGTGACTGATGTCCATGCCGATGGCACCGGTATGGCGGTTGATGCGGATCACGGCGTCGGGCATGCGGAAGTCTTGGACGGGCTGGCCGATGCCGTTCCACTCGCGCAACTGACCGTCCTTTTGCCGAAACCCGGATCTGTCGTTTGGGCTCTTCATTTGCCCAGCGGTCTTGCAGGGCACGATCTTGTGGGGCTTGCGGCTTTGGCGGTTGAAGTGGAACACGAACTCGAAGCACGGCGCTAGGCGGCCCGCCCAATCGCCGGGCAGGCCTGCACCTTGATCCCAGACGTACCACGCGAAGCGCCGCCAGCCTTGCTGGCGCATCCAGTCGAGCCAGCCGCTCCAGTAGGGCAGCCACTCGTTGTCGCGGTGGATGAGGCCAAGGTTGACCAGCACCTGACCGTCGGCGGCCATGGGCAGGTGGGCGAACACGCCGCGCATCAGCACGTCCCAATCGCCGATGCCGCCGCTGGCGTAGTCGCGCTGGCTGCCGTAGGGTGGGCTGGTGAAGCACAGGCTGGCGGCTTCACCTTGCATCAGCGCGGCAATTACGGCTGGGTCGGTGGCGTCGCCGCAGATCAAGCGGTGCGCCCCGATCTGCCAGACGTCGCCTGTGCGGCTGACGGCGCGCTGCGGCACTTCGGGCAGTTGTTCGTCGCCCTCTTCGGTGCCTTCGTCGCCAGTTTCGTCGCCCGTTTCCTCGCCCTCTTCGGCCGCAGGGCCCAGCAACTCGGCCAGTTCGGCGTCGTCAAAGCCAGTCAGGGCCAGATCGAAGCCGACGTTTTGCAGTTCGGCCAGTTCGGCGGCCAGCAGTTCCTCGTCCCAGCCAGCTTGCAGCGCCAGTTGGTTGTCGGCCAAGATGTAGGCGCGGCGCTGGGTCTCGCTCAGGTGGTCGAGCACGACCACGGGCACGGCCTCGAGCGCGAGCTTCTTGGCGGCGGCCAAGCGTCCGTGCCCGGCCATGATGTCGCCAGTGCCCGAGACCAGAAGTGGCGAAGTAAAGCCAAATTCGACGATGCTGGCGGCGATCTGCGCCACTTGGGCGTCCGAATGCGTGCGCGCGTTCTTGGCGTAGGGCTTGAGGCGCTCCAGCGGCCACAGTTCGATGCGGTTGGCCATGGCTGGTGTGAAGGTCATCGGGTCAGTTCCTCTAGGGCTTCGCGGATTGCGGCTTGCAGCAGCTCTTCGACGGCGCGCTGGTCGGGCTGTGCCACCACCGCCGCCACGATCTGGGGCGCGACCTTGCGCGGGATTTGTTGGATGCGCTCGCGCAGCGTGCGCGCCAGGTTGAAGTTGGCCACCTTGACCTCGTCGGCGTTGATCAGCTTGCCGGTGCGCTCTTCGAAGTCGAGCTTGGCCAAGCGCGCGGCGTAGGCTTCGCGGATGGCGCGGCTGGTCAGGTAGTCCGGGGCGCCAGATCGGGGCTCTTGGGCCGGCGGCGCTTGCGTTGAACGTGCAGAAGTCGGGGTGGAAACCGGCGTGGAAACCTTGGCAAGCTTTGGGCCGGTTTCCACCTCGGTTTCCACTCGGGTTTCCACCTTGCTGGCGCTGCCAGCGTGCAGGCTTTGCGAGGGCAGCGTGTTGCGCTCCCACTGCGCGTCGGCTTGCGCTGCGTCGATGCTGCCGTCGGCGTTTAGGCTGATGCGCCCGGTCTTGATCGCCTTGGCGACAGCGGTGTGGCTGACGCCGCGACGTTGGGCGTAGGCCCGGATGGACAGTCCCATCGCATTCCTCCGGGCTGCTGTGGCGCGCGATTTAGCTCGATTTTTGGCCGAATCGGCGCGATTTTTGGCCGAATCGGCGGCGCGCGCTGGGTGGAAACTGGAAACCTCCCAAGGTGGAAACTGGCAACCTATTTTTTGCGCTGGCGCTAGGCAAGCGCCGGGCCTGTTGCGACCTGCGCTTTTGGAATGGCCCGGGAGGACCCGTTTTTTGCCCGCAGAGGCCCCACGCTGCCCCCGTGTGGCGCTTTCGTCGCGGCTTCGACCGTGGGTGGCATCATGCCGAAAGAATGACGCACAGGGGCTTTGTGCGGGTCTGATGAAGCTGGCTGGTTCACGCTCATGCTCTTGTCAACTCCTCGTGCAGCGCCCGCTGCATCTGGCGTTGGTACTCGCTCAGCGCCACGCTGCGCACGGTGTCGGTCATGCCAAAGCGCGCCTGCACCTTGTGCTCGCGGCGCAGCAGATACAGCCCGACGATGCGCTCTGCGCCTTGGCGCTTGAACACCGTGCCGTCGCGGTAGAACACTGCGCTTTGGCGCAGCAGGCGCGCTGGCCTTTGGGTCTTGGGGATGACCTTGGTCTGGGCGATCTGGGCCATGGGCCCGAGTGGGATCGAGATCTTGCCGCGCTTGGTGCCGCCGCTTTCTTGCAGCGCCATGAACCAGTCGCGCGACCAGACCGTGGCTGTGAGGGTGCTGGTCGTGGCTGGCGTCATGCCGATGCCACGGCTGACCCACGGGCGGCGCAGGGTGAAGCGATCGGGCAGCGATGCGCGCACGGCGTCGCGGGCGTCGAAGGCGGTGCGGGTCAAAGCCTTGGCTGCGGCCTTGGGCACGTGCTGCTGCGCCATCTTGGACAGGTAGGAAGTGGCCTGCTGCACTTCGGCGCTGAGGTCAAGCTTGAGCATCGGCGGCTTTGCGGCGGCGCGGCTGGCTGGGGGCTTCGGCCGGGGCTTCGGCGTGCGCAGCGCTTGCTGCAGCCTCAGCGGGCTTGATCAAGATGCCGGCTTGGTTTTGCAAGAGCTGGCCGGCGCTGGCTGCATCGAGCTCGACTGTTAGTCCGGGGACGAGCGCGCGCGTGCCGCTGGCATCGCAAAGCACCATGGGGCGGGTGATGAGGATTTGCATGGCTCTAGGTCTCCAAGGCTGGGCGGCGCGGTGTGGCTGGGCCAGAAACGACAGCGCCCACCGGGGAGTGGGCGCGGTGGGCGCAGCTATCAGCAGTACGGGTTTACTGTAGCTTGTGGCATGCCGGCGTTCAAGTGGGTTTTGCTGCGGGCGGGTGGTTTTTTTCGATATGAGCAAGAGTGAGGCTGCCTCGTTCAGTGGCCATTGGCCTTGCCGGGCAGCGGCCGGGCGAAGGCTTGGCGCGCAGACTCGGCCAGCGAGGCCAACTCGCAGCGGCGTTTTTCGGTCAAGGTGACACCGCCGACGGCCTTCAACAAGGCTCGGCTGGCTTCAACACCCAACTTCGGGGTCGCTTTGAATGCTGGGCGCTTGGACATACCAGTGCGCTCGCGAACAGGCTCGTGATCCATAGCAGGCCTCAAGCTATCGCCGTCAGGCCTTTTTTCTGGATCACGGTCAGCAGGCGCAAGGCGGCGCCACCGGGCTTTTTCACGCCCCTCTCCCAGTCCGAGACCAGGTTTTTTGAGACGTTGAGGTAACGCGCAAACACCGGCTGCGAGATGTGCTCGCGGGCGCGGATTTGTTTGATTTCTTCGGGTGCCAGCACTTGCACGGGCGTCAGGCAGGCCTCATCAAACTCGCGCATCGTCTGCTTGTCGACGGCGCCGATCTCGTGCAAAGCCTCCATGGTCTCGTGGATCGCGGCCAAGGCATCGCTGCGGTATTTCTTAGGCATCTTTGACTAACTCCTCAAACTGGCCGCTGTCGATCAGGCGCTGCAGCGGCTCGTCAGCAAGCGCCAGCACGTGTTTGGCCATCTTTTTGAATTGCAGCGCCTCGTCGGCACCGATGTTGCCCTGCACGCTCTTGGGAAAGCCAAACACGAAGAACGCCCGGTCGGCCTTGCAGTACAAGACGATGCTGCGGTAGCCCTTGGCTTTGCCGCCGCCCACGCGGGCTATGCGCTGCTTGATCACGCCACCGCCCAGATCGGCATCGATCAGCCCTTGCTCGGCTCGGTCAACCGCATCCCAGAGCGCATCGGCTGCGATGCCCTCTTTGCGTGCAAAGCGCGCAAACCATGCGTTCAGGTAAACCCTCAAGACTCAGCACCTTATGCGACGAAGCTGAAATGTATCACACTTTGCGTGACGCTTGACCGCAACGCTTAAAGATCGGTCGCCGACACGATCCGTGCCCAAGAAAATGAAAACCCACCCGTAGGTCTTTCGACGAAGAGGGGTGGGCCGTGTTGAAACGGATTGTGCCTCAGTCGCGCTGTCATGTCAAACCAAAGCCGATCAGTCAGCCGACGCTGCGCGGGGGCGGCCTCCCCTCGAAACGGGGCTGCGCTCATGTCCATAGTACCGCGCCAGCACGCCCAGCGCAGCGATGAGGATGCCTTTGCCCTCCTCCCGCGACATGGCCTTGCCACTCCAGCCCAAGCGCAGCGCCCACTCCCGGATCGAGAGCCCCAGCCCGGCCACGAACCACAGCGCCGCACCACCTGGGCTGGCGCTGCCGCCTACGGCTTCGAGCGCATCGCGCACCGCTCGGGCAGCGCCGGCGTTGCGCTCGATCATCATCTGCCCGGGCGCTGTTGCGCCAGGCACGCCATCGAGCCTGGGGCTGGCCACGCCGCTGGCAAAGGCGCGGGCGAAGTCCTGCAAGAACTGCTGCCCGGCGTCGTGCATGGCGGCGCTGATGCTGCCGCTTCTGAGCATCAGCGCCAGCGTGTCCACGGTGCGGTAGTGCTCCACGGGCCGCTGCGCGTCGTCTTGCTCGCGCACGTAGCGGATCACGCTGCCGTCGGGGCGGCTGTGCTCGAGGCCTAGGCGCGGCTTGTGGGCGGCGGCGGCGCGGGCGCGTTGGGTCTTTTTGGTCATGGCTGGCCCTGTCCAGGTTGGGCCAAGGTGGCCAAGGCGCCGTCTTGGGCGCGCTGCAGCGTGACGCTTTGGGCCGTGCTGGCCAGCACTGTCCAGGTCTGGCCATCGCCTCGGTCGATGACTTCGCCCTCGGCCCACGGTATGCCCTTGGCGGTGGCGCTGCTGCGCGCACCGTAGAGCCGGGTGGCGATGCCGGCTAGGTGTGCGCGCTCCCACGCGTTGTGGATCTCGTCGAGTGGCAGCACGACCACGCCTTGCCGGTGCCAGGCAGCGGCGCGCAGGGCGCGCAGTTCGTCGCTGCTGGCCGGTGATGCTGGCGCCAGACGCCCGAGGGCGCAGGGGATGGAGGCGGTGTTTGTTCTCATGCCTGCACCCCTTGGGCCAGCGCCCAGTCCAGCAGCGCCAGCGCATCGGCGTGGTTGTCGTCGAGCGGATCAAAGCCGCGCGCCTTGGCCGCAGCGACCATCTCGGCCTTGGCGGCGTTGCCCTTGCCAGTGGCGTGCTTCTTGATCGTGCCCACGGGCACACCCTGGTACGCAATCTGGTGGTGCTCGCACCAGGCCGTCAGGTGGGCCATGAAGCCGCCGTAGGCGTGCGCGGCATCGACACCCGCGTGTTTGCGCACTTCCTCGAACACCACCCAGTCGAGCCCGTCAGCACACTGCTTGATGTCGGTCAGCCAGCGCTTAAAGCGCAGGTATCTCATGCCGCCACCCTCAAAGCGCTGCGGCTTGAAGGATTCGCTGCCGCCGCTGATGAGCCCGTCGCGGCTGGCCATTGCCCAGCCGGTGGTGGTGCCCAGATCTAGGGCCAAGATCGTTGTCTTCATATTCGTCAGTCCTGTGTTTTGGGCGGTCTGACGGATCGGACAGGGTTGCCGGTTAACCTCTACACGCGTGCGCGTGTAGGCGTAAATCAGTGAATCTGTCCGATCCGTCAGAGCCGCATCGATTCATGGTTTCGGTCAGTTGTCGGCGTAGGGGATGAAGCGGTCTTTCGGGGTCTCCTTGAGGCCCACCCCCTGGAATCCCCGCAGCCCCATGCCGTTGCGCCACTTCTCCAAGCCTCGGGTGAGCAGCAAATCGGCGAAGCGCTTTTGCGAGCCCACAAACTCCCCGGCCGCCTCTGCCCACTGCCTCCAGTCGGCAAAGAGCTCGGCGGTGAGCGCCTTGGCGTTGGGCTGGCGCACGCAGCACTCCTCGAGCCAGCGGCCCAGGGCGTCTTCTGCCTCGAAGTACTCATCTGTCGCATCCAGCACCGATTGGGGCTGGCGCAGACCCTCTTGCTGCCAGGCCAAGCAGCCCTGCACGCCCCAGCTGAAGATGCCGCTGGCCTCGAGCAGCAGCTTGGCTTGCAACTGCTTGTCGCGCTTGTCTGGCGGCACGGTGATCGTGAAGGGGATCAGGTGCAAGCGCCGGCGCATGGCCTCATCGATGTTGCGTATGGCCGGCTTGTGGTTGCCAGCGATCACCAGCTTGAACTGCGGCACGTAGGTAAAGAAGTCTTGGCGCATGAAGCGTGCGGACACCCGGTCGCCGCCGGTGATCTCCTTGATCTTCGACTCGTTCCAGCGCCGGCCCTGCTCGGTCTCGGTGGCGCCGACAAAGCGCGCACCGCGCAGCCCAGCCAGATCGGTGGGATGGCGGTCACCGCGTGTTTCCATGAAGGTGTCCATGGGCGCGTTGGCGGCGTAGTCTCCCAGCAGCGTAAAGAGCGTGTTGACAAACACCGACTTGCCGTTGGCTCCGGTGCCGTAGAGGAAGAACAAGGCGTGCTCTTGGGTGGAACCCGTCAGGCAGTAGCCAAACATCCGCTGCAAGTAGCGCTGCAGTTCGGCGTCGCCGCCGGTGACTTGATCCAGGAAGCGCAGCCAAGTCGGGCAGCTGCTGCCCGGCACCAAGCTGGCCGCTGCGATCTTGGTCATCCGGTCGGCGCGGTCGTGCGGGCGCATCCGACCGCTGCGCAGATCGACGACACCACCCGGCGTGTTGATCAGCCAGATGTCGGCATCCCACTCATCGGTGGTGGCGGCGTGGCGGCGGTCGCTGCGGGCCAGCCGTTCCACGCCACCCACGGTGCTGCTGGCGGCGAGCTTGGTCGCCACTTTCATGCTGGCAGCGCGCACGGCCGCGTGGCGACAGACGTGGCGGATGAGATCGGTCGCCGCCAAGGTTTCCTCGGCGCGCCAGCGCTGCCCATCCCACATCAGCCACTTGCCCCAAGCGGCGATGTAGCGCCAGTCGCGCTGGTAGCGCCGGGTGAAGCTCACCGCCAGCGCGTCCTCGGTGCCCCAGACCGTGGCATCGTTGTGCCGCGCCTGGCTGCTGGGTTGCCCCTGGCTGCCGGATTGCGCATCGTCTTGATCCAGCCCCTCTTGATCCAGCCCCTCTTGATCTGGCTCATCCGGATGACCTGAGGGCACCGGGTCGTCGTCGAAGGGCTGCACCGCGATGCGCGGCCCGGTGGCGATGAAGCCCGCAACGTCAAAGCCCTCGGCCAAGGCGTCGGCTGCATCCCAGCCTTGCGGCTTCGCGTCTGGCGCCAGCAAGATGGCGCAGGAAGTGGCACCAGCCATGAGCACGGCTTGCGCGGCGGCCTCGGCGTAGCCAAAGCCGGGTTTGTCCCGATCTGGCCAGATGAGCACGGCTTTGCCGGCCAGCGGGCTCCAGTCGGTTTTGTCGACAGGCGCGTTGGCGCCATGCATGGCGGTGGTGGCCACCAGACCCGCATCGATCAGGGCCTGCGCGCACTTCTCGCCCTCGACCAAGATCACCTGCTCGGCAGCAACGATGCCCGGCTGGTGGTAGAGCGGGCGCGGCTCGGGTGGGGCCATTTTGCGGCGCTTGGCGTCCCAGGGGCGAAACTCCTTCCTGCCCGGTGCCGGGTCGTAGCGGTAGACGCAGGCGATCAGGTTGCCGGCGGCATCGAGGTAGTCCCACTTGGCTGTGGCTGGGCCGAGTTCGTCCACTGGGGCTTGCGGCTTCTTGCGCTTTGGGGGATGGCTGGTGGCCCGCCCGAGCAGTTGCCCGGCGATCTCCAGCACCCGGGCAAAGTCCGCTTGGGTGTTGAGCCCATGGTGGGCGGCGATCAGATCGAAGATGTCACCGCCTTCGCCTGTGGCGTGGTCGTGCCACAGGCCAGCCGTTTCGCCCTTGAACGACACCTCGAGGCTGTCGCCAGGGCTGCCCAGCACGTCGCCTACGCGGTACTGCTGGCCACGCTTTTTGCCGGCCGGCAGCAGCGTCGTCAGCACCGACTCCAACCGCGCCAGCAGATCGGCACGGATGGCGTCGCGCTGTGCGTTGGGTTCGGCGCCAGTGGGTTTGGCCGGCGGCTCCAGCGCATTGAAGTCAAGCATGGATCAGTCCTTCCTGTGGCTGCAGGGTGTGGGCGTGGCCGGCGGTGTCTGGCTCCAGCGCTTCCTTGATCGGCACCCGCACGGGCACGGTCTGCCAATGCGCCTTCTCGTCGGCCAGATAGCCGGCTTGGCGGGCGATGCGGCGCACAAAGTCCGGGTGCAAGCCCACCAGATCGCACCAGAGCCCGAGGTCGGCGCCGAGCATAAAGCGGCGCGCGGCGTTGCGCTGGCGTTTGTTGCTCAGGCTCAGGCAGTCGGCGATGGCGCTGCCGATCACCGCCACCACCAGGCGCGACTCGGGGCAGACGAGGAAGGTGTGGCGGTTGAGCACCTTCTCGATGACCTGCAAGCCCACCAGCGGCTTGGGCGGCTGCCAGCGCCGCACCCACTCGGTGCGGTAGGTCTTGCGTGCGCTGGCGCGCTTGGAAGCTGTGCTCATCACAGCCCTCCCCAGCAGCGCTGCGCATAGGGGCAGAACTTGCACTCGAAGTGGCTGGCCTCGGCAAAGGCGCGTGGCAAGAGATCCCCGGCTTGCGTGGCCTGGATCACCCGCACCGCGCGGTCTGACATCTTTTGCGCCAGCGCCGCATCGAAGGGCACGAGCTCGGTGTAGATCTCCATCGAGTCGGCATTCACCGCCGTGAAGATCGCCGGGTGCTCGTGCAGTCCAAGATAGGCTTGGTAGATCGCCACTTGCGCGGCGTAGATCGGCTTAGAGACCGCCAGCCCCTTTTTGACGAGGTCACTCCAGGACTTGTTGCCCAAGCACTTGCACTCCCACAGCGCCGGGTAGGCATAGCCCTCGGGGCCAGCGACGAACACGCCGTCGCAATGCCCTTGCAGCTTGCCCTCGGCCACCGAGAAGCCAAACTGCTGGCCGTCCTTGCCCTCGGTCTTGAGCATGAATCCCGCTGCGCGCAGCCAGCCGACCATGGCGTCTTCCATGCGGTGGCCGCGCTCGAAGATGCGCAGGATGCGACCCGAGAACCCCTTGTCCGCATCGACCGGCGCTTGGGCGCACTCGTACTGCAGTTGGCGCTCGCAACAAACCCCAAGGCGCGAGGCCCCGAGGTACTGCCGACGTGCCTGCTGCTGCTCGCGCGCCTGCAGCCCAGCATCGATCAAGGCCTCGAAGCGCTCGGCCAAGGTGGCGCTGGAGTTGAAGTCCAACTTCACTGCACCCTCCCGCGCTTGAGCGGCCGCTGCGTCACGGGCGCACCCGTCTCCCATGGCAGGTCGCTCTCCAGATCGGCAAAGGGTTGGGCCGGATCGTAGGTGACCGTGGCCGCTGGCTTGGCTGCTGGAGACAGCGCTTGCGACGGTTGCGTCTCGTAGGGTTCCAAGCCGCGCAGCGGCGGGTACTTGCTCTGCTCGTGGTGCGCCACCATGGCCTGCGTCCAGCCGGTCACAATGGCCTCGATCACCTGCAAGGCCTCGGCCTCGCTGTAGTGCCCCAGCGCCTTGTCAAAGCCGATCTCGGCGGCGGCCTCGCCAAAGAACTTCAGGCAAGCGCGCAGCGCTGCGCGCTCGCATTCGGTGGCATCAACCATGTACACCTCCTCCTGCTTGGGGCCGGCTCTGAGCCAAGCGCGGTAGCGCGCATGAAACGCGTCTTGGCAGCGGCGTTTGCAAAACGCCCAGTCCATCGGATAGCGCCGGGGATCGCCCAGCTTGAAGCGGGTGTCGCTGTGGCCGTAGCCGTGTGCCTGGCGGCTGCAGATCAGGCATTTCACGCCCCCTCCTGCAAGAGGGCGCGCACCAAGGCGTGGCGCTGCACCATTTGGGTTGGTCGACGATGAAGCATCATGGCCGCCCTCACTGTGCCCAGACCGGCTTGCCGCCCGGGACGCTGGGCGCTGGCGGGCGCGCAGCCGCTGCGGGCGCGCTGTGGCTGGGCCTAGCCGGCAAGGTGGCCAGTGCGGGCGTCGGCTGTGCACCCGGGTGGCCCGTGGGCGCTTGGCCCATGATCAAGGCGTAGTCCTTGTGATCGGGCTCGATGGCGCTCTTGATGGTGTTGCGCTCCTCGCCGCGGCTGTCTTTCTCGATGTCGATGCGCGCGGCGAACTCCAGACCGTCGAGTTCGGCAAAGCCGATGATGCGCCGCAGCGCTTGCGCCTGCGGGCTTTGGTCTGCGGGATGCACGTTGCGCGCAGAGTTGAGGGCGGCACGGATGAAGGTGCGGCCCATATTGCCCCAAGAGGGCCCCTTGGCGCTGTGCAGGCCCACGTTCCACCAAATCTTGCGCTTGGCATAGGGGCCTTGCAGCACCACGCCCTCGCACGCCAGATAGACCGCGCCGGTGTCGAAACTTTGAGTCGCCCAGCCCCCCACCCAGCCTTGGCTGGGGTCATCAAAGCCCCCGGGCTTGATGCCCATGCGCACCCGCACCAGGGTGCCTTTGGGGATCAGGTCGAAGGATGGCTGCTGCTCGGCGCTGTTGAAGTCAAAGAAGCTCATGGTGGTTTACTCCGGGGAAGTTGGGGCGGTGGGGGCTGTAGTGGCGGTGGGAGCCGTGGGAGCGGTGGGCAAAGCGACCCTTGGCGCAGCAGGCTCTCCTCGGCCTAGGCACTTGGCGATGAGCTTGCCGAGGTGGGGCTCTTCGATGGGCTCGAGCCGCCCAGAGCGGTCTTTGCTCGGGAAGCCCCAGGCGTTGTCGGCACCGGTGACAAAGGCGCGGTAGGG